AAGAAGTATTGAAACAAAATAATAAAACAACAGATGATATAAAATGTCTTCAAATACAATTGGGGTCTCCTGTTAGCGCTCCAATAGGAGACGAATGGTTCACTAAACCAATTGAATTTATAGTACCTGTCAATTATGATGTAGACGAATTTGGTCAAACATTATGTGATATGAGTAATAATACATATGATAGTGGTTATGGAGGCCAAGAACTATTTGGTACGATATGGATGAAAAATGGTGACTGGCTAGAAAGAGGAGAATATGACGGTAGTGAATGGTGGGAATATAAAACTTGTCCTGAAATACCAGCCGAATTATTAAAAACAACACTTAAAATATAAAGAAATGAAAGATAAATCAGTAACTAAATTAGAAACAAAGAATGAAATGCTAGTCTATGAAGCAGAAGGTATTAACTTGGTAGATGTATATCATTTAATTCAATCACAAATTCAAACTATAAATGCTCAATCTAAAGTTATTAAAGAGTTAGAAAAGAATGCTGAACTTCTAAAACAACTTGATAAAGTGTGGGATGAATTGAACCATGAGCGTAACGAACGCTATTAACCAAACATAAATAAAGAGAGCCAACACTCTCTTTTTTTTACTATTAATAATAATATTAACTAAAATTAAATTAAAATGAGTGAAACGAAAAACACTTTAGCACAAGGTATGTTTGTAAGAGAACATACATTTGAAAATGGTACAAGAGTTATAAATGTATCTATTATTGTATCTGACTTTTCCAACTTTATGTTAGAAAATATGAGTGAAGACGGTAATGGTAATAATTGTATTAACTTAAAGTTTATCCCTAACAAAACTGTAGGAGAGAATAAATTATCTCATACGCCAATCCTTAGTGATTATGTTAGGAAACCAAAAGATCCTACTAAGCTATTACAAAAATTAGCAACTAGTGTTCTTACGCCTAGCGTTGAAGAAAGAGAAATTGTAGAAACGCCTACAAAGAAAACTAGTAAGAAAGTAGCTGGTACATCTACATCAAATATTGCAGTAGAAGAAGATTTACCATTCTAATAAAAGGGGAGCTAACGCTCCCTCTTTTTTTACTATTACATATAACTAATCAATACTTTTTTATTATGAAAAAAGAAAAATATGAACTATCTTCGCAGTATATGAAAGACTTGAAAAAGCTTCTTAAAGCGAGAAAATCAACACCTTACGACATTGCTCATGCTTCATTTAGAAAGAAATGTGCTCATTGGATAATTAAAAACTTTGATAAAAGAAGTTTAGAAATAACATATTTAAATGGAGATACAAAACATTTTCTAAACTATAATGATTTGATGAAAGAAATAGAAACAGTGAATAAAGAATATAAAAGCTCTAGAAAAAAACATATCAAAAGATATTATGATGTGATACATAGATTCACTGAACATAGAAGAAATATGAGAGAAAGAAAAAGAGCACGCAATGATAAAAGAAACACTCTAGCTAATGCGCTCTGTCCTGAGCAAGTTAAAACATTAGCATCACAAATATAAATAAATAGGTTAGGAAGAAACGAAAGAACCTGCGAATCGGCTCACCGAAAAGCGGTTTCAATCAAGGTTTAGAACCCTGTTTCTTCCTTCCTTTTTTACTATTAATTATAATAATCAAATTAAATAATTATGAATGAAACAAAGAACATTACATTTAATGTAAGTAGAACCATTAACATAGGTAATTTTGAAGCAATCAAAATAAACTATGGAGAGAGTATAGAACTAAATCCTGAAAGGACAATAGAAGAACAAAGAAAAGAATTAATTGAAAGTTGTTATAAAATAGTTTCAGGAGAAACAAAAATTTGGAAAGGATTGAAAGAAATTCAACACACCAATAATATAACAAAAGAAACAACTGTATTAAAATCAAAATCAAGATGAAAAACAGTAAACTTAAGAGAGAAATACTAGGCTATGATACACCTGAAAAAATTAACGAAGAATGGGAACATATAGGAGAAATAGGTGTAGACGCAGGATTATGCTGGTTAGGTGATCCTTGCTATATACTACACCAAGAAAACCCTCCTGAAGATATAGGAAAAAATTGGGAAGATTTTTGTGATAGAATAATAGACGAAAATATTAAACAATTTAACTATGATATTGGACATGCTGGTTTAGGTGTCTGTGTATCAACAGGTTACGGAGATGGCTGTTATCCTGTGCTTGCTAAATTCAACAGTGAGGGTAGAATAGCAGAAGTAAAAATCAAATTTATAAACACAGAAATATAAAACTATGGGATATGATATTTATGGATTAAATCCACAAGAGATGGTTACAAAACCAGAAATTCTAAATAAAGATTGGACAAAACTAGGTAAAAAGAAACAAAATAAATACTTTGAAGCTATAGATAAACATCAAGATGAAAATCCTGGTGTATACTTCAGAAATAATGTATGGTGGTGGAGGCCATTATGGGAATATGTATGTGCAACATGTGAAGATGTTATGAGCGAAGAAGATATAGAAGCTGGAGGTAGTAATTCAGGATATGAAATAGATGAGAATACAATAGAATGTATGCTTATAAAACTTCGTATAGAAATAGCATTAGGTAATCACAAAAAACATGAAGAAGAATATATGAAATGGCAAAAAAGTTTATCTCTAGAAGATTGCCCTTATTGTAATCAAACAGGTAAAAGACAATGGCCAGAAGGAGAACAAAATTGTAATGTTTGTAATACAGAACATACTAGAAAAGAAGGAATACCTATAGGTAAACAAAAATCATGGAGCTGTTCTTATCCATTTGGCGCAGAAAATGTAGAAGAATTCGTAGCTTTTCTTGAACAGTCGGGAGGAATACAAATATGTTAAAAAAGAAGTGGGAGGTTGAGAGCCTCCCATTTAAACTTCCATCCAAAACAAGTATTACGACTGAGTGCAAATATATAAAAAAAATTAAACTATGAATGAAAAATTAAAAGATTTAATAGAGGAGCATAAAGACATAATAGCATCATATGATTGTTATTCAGAAAATAAATATGAATATGATGATTATGAAGAAAACTTAAAGACAGAACTAAAAGAAATGGGTAATGAATGGCATATTGATGCAAAAAATATCAATTGGCAGGGACGAACTGGATCATTAGAAACAGATAATATAGATGATGTAATATCTGCAACATTATTTCATGATGGACAATGTAGAACAGAAGTATGGGAAGAAGGAAATGCGTTAGAGGGTGTATGTTATCATCACGACTGCCCTACAGGTAGTTGGTTTACAATAACAGGAATAAAAGAATGAAAGAATATCAAGTTAAAATACAAAGAACATATACTACATATGTAACACTAAAATTTCCTAATGATGATAGAGATCATAAAGAAATAATTAATGATAAGCTAACAAATGCTTTTGCTTCTGATGAATTAGAAGGATTAGATATTTGGGATCTAATAGCTGAAAAAGAGTTAGAACAAATGGACGTTAATAATGAAACATGGGAAATAGAAGAAATAAATACTACAACAACAGGTGCTTTATCTAACGATACAGGGCCAAGAAATTAAAAAATTATGATTAAACTATTAAAAATGATTAACCTTTATGGGTTTTGGAGAGTAATGAAAAATCCAGAATATTACCATGTTAAATATGATAATAAAATTAAATAATATGATAAAAGAAATAACAGATAAGTTAACAAAACTTATTAGAGATGAGCTTGCTAATGGTCAAGTAAATAAAGAGAATAATTCAGCTGAATATCTATTAGGTAAGAATGAAGCTTATTCAAAAGTATTATCATTAATATCAAAAATATTAAAAGAATAAAACATGGGACAATATTATAAACCAATATCAATAGACAAAATGACTTTTCTATATTCACACGATTATGGGAATGGATTGAAACTTATGGAGCATAGCTACATAGGAAATAATTTAGTAAACACAGTAGAATCTTTACTTGCACCTGACGGTGAATGGTACAAAAATCATCTTGTATGGGCAGGAGATTATGCTGATGAGGAAAGTGATGGTACAGACAATCTGTATACACAAGTTGGTGATGATTCAATAGAGCCAAAAGATATGGAAAGAGTAGAAAGCGGTAGATATATAGTAAATCATACTAAAAAAGAATTTGTAGATAAAGAATTAGTACCTAAAGACAAAGAAGGCTGGAAAATTCATCCACTACCATTATTAACCTGTGAGGGAAATGGTAGAGGTGGTGGAGATTATCGTGAAGATAATGAATATATAGGTGTTTGGGCTAGAGATGAAATATCAGTAGAAAAAGAAATGCCTGAAGACTATGGACAAATCATTCCTCATTTTACAATGGATTAAAAATAAAAAATATGAAAACAACAAGAGAAATTTTAGAACAAAATGGACTTAACTGGAATGTAGTTAAGAAGCCATTATTCACTTATGACATGAATGAAAAGGATGGGTTTCATGAAGTTAATGATACTCCATACTATGGTATAGTAAGAGAAGACACTGGAGAAGTATTTACCACTTGTAAAGAGGGGTATACTCCTACACAGAATGAAACTATCATTGATACTATGCAAGAAATTGCTGGGGAAAATGATTTAGAAATCATTAAAGCAATACCTATTAATAAGGGCAGAAAGATTGTAATACAAATGCAAAGGCCTGATAATATCTTTAGTATAGGTAAAGAGCCTACAAAACAATTCATATATGCTATAAATGGACATGATGGATCTTCATCATTGAAATTTGGCTTTATGAATGAGGTATTGTTCTGCCAGAATCAATTTGCTTGGATGTCAAATAGTGCATTATCTGGATATAAACACACAGAGTCTATACAGGATAAAGTAAAACAACTACCAAGTATAATTAACTTCGCAGATCAAGAAGAAAAGATATTTGATTTACAACAGTTTAGTATGCATAATGCTACAGCTGATCTTATGAATGATTTGGTAGATTATCTAACAAATACAGATAAGTTAGCAGAAGAAATACCTACTAGGACAAGGAATATACGTAGTGATCTTGAATCATGTATTGTAAGTGAAGTGAATAGAATTGGATCTACCAAGTGGGGTTTATTTAATGGTGTTACAAGATATACTACACATCAGAAATCATCTCCTAAGAGAGAGTATGGCAAACAAGAATCTATATTACTAGGATCTTGTGGTAAGATGAATGAAAAGGCTTTTAACTTTTTAAAAGCATATTAATAACAAATAGAGAGAGGCAAATAGTCAGTCAGCAAAAGACTTACTCAGGCTGAGGGTAATACTGCAGAACGCCTCTCTCTTTTTACTATTACTTATAAACTAAAAATAATAATAATATGGCAGTAGATTTAAGATGTCCTAATTGCGGAGACAATTTAGGTAAAGACAAAGAAAACCCAAGAAAAGCATATTGCGGAACTTGTGGAGAAGATAATATTGACAATCCAAGAGGATATAAAGAAGAATAAAATGAGTGAAAAAAAAGAAAAGACAACAGAACAATACTGGACAGATAAAGTTGCTAAAAATCTAGTCGGTAAAAAAATAACAAGAGTAGAATATATGACTGAAATAGAAATGAAAGATAATATGTGGTATAAAAGGCCAATAGCTATTCAATTAGATAATAAATATTGGTTAGTACCAATGATGGATGATGAAGGTAATGATGGTGGGGCTATGTCTACTACATTTATAGAATTAGGAACAATACCAGTAATATAATGGGGTATAATGAATTGAATAAACAAATCAACGATGTATTTTTCAAGGCTCTACATACAGAGCAAATGGAGAGTATAAATAAAAGTACCATAGAAGAAGCAGGAACTATCATATTAAAGCTTATGGAAGCTATTAGTGATAATGACTTAGAGAGCTATGATGAATTAGAAACAAGAGCCATACAATGGCTTAAAAACAATATGAAATGAAAGTAAAAATTATGCAAAGAAGTGTCTATCATAAGATAGCCGAAGTAGAGGTAGAAGTGCCTGATGGAATGGAGTGTAATGATGTACACGAATGGTTATTAGATAATGAGGACTTATATACTAATGAGATAGATGAGAAAATATCAAAAGCAGAATATGAGTTTGGATTTGGATTGGATAATGATGCAGGATTAGATGAAAAAGATAGCGAAAGCGAATGGAGATTTGAAGTTTTAACAGAAGGTGAAAATTATGGTGGACATTTATAATAACTAAAACTAAATAACTGTGGAAATAGCAAAAGAAGATGTGTATAAAGTAGCCAACAGTCTATCTATTAGAATAACTGAAGAACAAGTGAAGCAAGTATTAGAATTATATCCTATTGAAGCAAAGGAAGACACCACTGCTACTTGGGATTTGATAATAGAAAATTTAATTTATAATTTAAAAACTAAATAACTATGCCAAATTGGTGCTGGAATAACCTGGAAGTAACAGGTGACGAAATACAACTACGAGAATTTGTAGAAAAATCAACTTTACAATTAATAAATAGAGATCCTAATGACGGAAGAGAAAACGATGAGTTTTCATTTCAAGGAACATTACCTATGCCTAAAGAATTTGAAGAAATTCGTACAGGAGCCTATACAGATGAAAACGGAGAGAGCCATCGTAGATGGAGAGAGGTAGACGGTAAAAATATACCAGTTTCAGATAAAGAAATGAAACAATTGAAAGAAAAGTATGGATCTGATAATTGGTATGATTGGAGTTTAAATAATTGGGGAACTAAATGGGATGTTTGTGAATCTGAAATATTAAATAATGATATAAATTTCTTTAGCGTATCATTTGAAACAGCTTGGGGGCCACCCACAGAGTGGATAGATAACATCATGCAAGACTTTCCTGACTTATGCTTTATATTGGAATACTCAGAAGAAGGTATGGGTTTTAGCGGAAGGCTAACAGCTCAATATAATGTAATATGGGATGATTTAAATTGGGATATAGATTATGCTTCAGATTGCTGTGAGGGTAAAGTATACTACACTGATGATGAAGAATTTACATTACCTGAAATACCACAAAAAGAACAAATAACATGGATAGGTAAAGACAGGACTTGGAAAACTCTTGAAGATATTCCTGTATATCATAAATATCCAGATTATCAATGTGGTGTATGTGGAGAAGAATGCGAAACAATAATGAAAAATGCAGCTGAAATTAAACCTGCTAAGACTAAAGTAATTAAAATTAAATAAAATGAGTGAAGAAACAAAACACAAACAATTTGATGTAAAAAATATAGATGAAGAATTAAATGTGTGTGATAAGTGTGGAATAATTGTAAGGTGGCATGATGAAATGTATTGGCAAAGTGATTTTTCTAATGATGAGTTCCACGATTGTATGACAAAAGAATATAATAAAGAAGATGATTATACTGCATTATGTGATGAGTGCTTTTCTTCTTTGCCAAACACTTGTAAAAGAAAATGTGGTTGTGAAAATATAATTAAAATTAAAATAAATGAATGAAGTTACTACTTGCTGCGGAAGCAGCTATGAATACAGCTGGATATCAGATTGTTGCACAATGGAAATGTATGCAGATTCAGATATATGCCCAGCTTGTAAAGAACATGCAGAAGCTACAGGTTATATCTGTAATGAATGTGGAAACTGGACTGAAGATCTAGAAGAACAAATAGAATACGAAGAAAGAATAAGAGAAAATGCTTTAGAAGAAAGAGCAGATGCTCATAGAAAATATGGAGAATAAAAGAGAAATCAATAGGCCTAAACCATTGATATAATTTCCCTGCTATATGGCGTGCAGGGATTCTTTTTTACTATTATTTTTAGTATATTCGCCTCCCCTAAATCAAAATAACTATGGATAATAATGAAATAGAACAAACCCTTTTGGGTAAAATAATTGTTAATAATGAAGTACTGGATAAGTATTCTGAATTAATTCATAAAGACTTATTTGATAATCCTTTTTGTAAATCAGTTTATCATACAATAACAAAACTAAAAGAACAAGCAAGAGATATTGATATTTATTCATTATCAAAAAACATTAAAGGAGAAGATGTAGCCTATTATTTAACTGAAATGACAGATCTTGCATTCTCCTTTAATAATTCACTAACATGTATAGCAATACTAACAGAAGAGTTTCATAAAAGAACTCTAAAGAGTATAGTCTCTGATGTAAATAATAAAATTCAAAATACTGAAGAAATAGAAGAAATAATAGAATATTTAAGACAACAACTGTCTAAATTAACTATAGCAACAGCTGACTCTTTAAGCAGTACAGAGAATCAAATAATTGAATTTTTAGAAGACATGGATAAAAGAATGAATAGTAATGGGTTATTAGGTATAGCTTCAGGATTTGAAAAAATAGATAAGTTTACAGGTGGATGGCAAGAAACAGATTTAATCATCATAGGAGGCGCATCATCAATGGGCAAGACTAGTTTTGCTTTAGCATTAGGTTATAATGCAGCAAAATACACAAACACACCCACAGTTATATTTTCCTATGAAATGAGTGCTATACAATTATTAAGAAGATTAGCATCAATGGAATCTGAAATCAACAACAAGTATCTAATAAACGGAACTATTAATGAAGAAGAATACAAAAAGATACATGAAGCAATCAGAAAAATAGAAGACTTACCAATTAGTATAGATGAAGGAAGTATAACAACACTAACTTATCTTATGCATAGGATTAAAGAATATGTAAAAAATAAAGATATAAAGCTTGTATTAGTTGATTATCTACAATTAGTTACACATAATTTTAAATCAGGTAATAGAGAACAAGAAGTAGGAAAAGTAACTAGAACATTAAAAAACTTAGCTAAAGAATTGAATATTACTATAATAGCATTAAGTCAATTAAATCGTGGAGTAGGTCTAAGAACCAATAGTAAGCCCACTTTATCAGATTTAAGAGAATCTGGAGAAATTGAACAGGCTGCTGATGTAGTCATGTTAATTTATAGGCCAGAATATTATGGAATAGAATTTGATGATAAAGGAAATAGCACAAAAGGAACTGCCAATATAATTTTTGCAAAAGGAAGAAATATTGGAGTTGGAGAAATTACATTAACATTTAAAAGTGATATAACTAAATTTATTAATTATGATAAATACAATAAGATTAATTAGAAAACATCCATTAATATCAGTGGTGTTATTGGCAATTTTAATAATTTTTACTATACCAATACTTTATGCATTAGCTATCGCATTTTGTGTGATAACTCCTATATATTTAGTTGCTAAAATATTTGGAATCAAGTAAATAATTGTTATTTTTGAAGCTCAAACAAAGAAATTATGGGAATTTTCACAATTGCATTATTCACTGCAATAGGCTATTATATAATACTTTATAAATCTATAGGTAAAAAGAGATTAGCTAAAACACAGACTTTCTGGGATTTACTATTTACAATAGGCGTCCCCGTGCTTTTTATAGGCACATTTAGTGGATTAGCGACAGCAGTGATAGCAGGTGTGATATTCTCAATATTTACATCAATGACTCCTAAAAATTAATGGACAAGAAAAAGAAAAAAAGAAACAGATCCAGACTAAATGAAATTGTGGCTGAAATAGCACATGATTTAGGAATAGATAGAAAACTTGTCAGACAGGTGTTAGTACTCTTATTTAAAGAAATAGCAATAATACTAATTCTAAAGGGTAAGCCTGTTATGATAAGAAGATTTGTAAAATTTGTAATAGCAGTTAGAATAGCAAAGAAAATTAAAGAAACTATAAGTAAATTAAAAACAAAGAAAAAATGAATTTAGAAGATTTAAAGAAAGAACTACCATATAAATGGAGAGTTCAATCTACTAAGTATGGAAAAACAACTTGTGTAGCATATATAGACGCTAGAGATTGTCAAGATCTATTAGATGAAGTAGTAGGTCCAGAAAACTGGCAAAGTATGTTCTATGAAGAAAATGGTTTACTATTCTGTAAAGTAGGGGTATTTGTTGGGCTAGGTGGAGAAGACTATAAAAGAGTTATAGAAGGAGAAGGTTGGGTGTGGAAATCAGACACAGGATCTGAATCTAAAGTAGAAAAAGATAAAGGCCATGTATCAGATGCATTTAAACGCGCATGTGTATCATGGGGTATAGGTAGATTCTTATATAGATTACCAATACAAACTCTACAAACAAAACAATGGAAAGGTAAAGACTATCCATATGCTCCAGAGAAAGATAAAATTATATTTGATGGAGATACATTAACAAAATATATTAATTGGAAACTTAAAAATAATAAATAATGAAAGTATTACCATTTGACTTAGATGTCACAACAACACAAAGAGCTAAAGGAGAAAAAGTAGAATACATTACTCCAGGAGCGTATGAATGTAAAATTACAGGAATAACCACATCAGATCAATTAGATGAGTATAAGGGATCTCCATTTATACAATATGCTGTTACTAGTAATGGTAGGATAGGTAGATGTAGATTCTGGGCTGTAAAACAAACAGATAAACCATCCACACAAGAATGGAAAAAGAAACAAATGAAAGAATTTCTAGTAAACGCAGGAGTTAAAGATTTTAAAGATGATAGCAAAGCCATGAATGATGCTGTTGGTAAATCTCTAATGATTACATTTATATCGGAAGAATATATAGGTGTTAACAGAGATACACAAGAGCCTGTAATTAGAGAAGCTACAAAATATAGATGGTCAGCGAAAGAAGGTGAGAAATGCACCTACAATAACAGTATGAATCAGATATTAAAGGAAGTAGATATGGAGGAATTCAGAAGAAGACATTCAGACTGGACAAAAGCAAATGACATAGTGAATTCTAATACTGAAATAGACGATTCATTACCATTTTAGAAGGATATGAGAAATAGAGAGATAACAAATCCCTAGAGAATAAAAAGAGATAGTATGCTAGACATACTAGGGAGCTTTATTCCAAAGGGCGCAACTCTCTATTTTTTTATTATCTTTGCAAAATGGATACAATTTTCATAGCAGGGAATGTTCCATCTTCCAAGAATGGTAAGAGATGGACAGGTAAGTATCTAATTCATTCCAAGACAGTTATGAGATATATTAAAGAAAGTAAAGAAGACTATTTAGATAATAGAGATAAATTTATAGAGATGATAGAAGGGAAAGATTTACCATTAGATATAAGCTTTAAATTTATCAGAAATAGTAGAAGAAAGTTTGATTATATTAACCCAGCACAGACAGTGCAAGACTTAATGGTAAAGTATGATTATATTCAAGATGATAATTGTGTTTGTATTGTGCCTCATTTTGAGCGATACGAATATAATAAAGAAAAACCAGGAGTAATAATAAAAGTATTATGACAATAGATGAAGCAATAAATTTAATTGAAAGAGTTTCTAGAAGATTAGATATTAATTATAACAATCTTAAATCTAAATCTAGAAAAAGAAATTATGTAATGCAAAGAAGAGCATTTATGTATTTGCTTACAAATCAAGATATGACATCGTCACAAATAGGAAAGGTATTTAACCGAGATCATGCAACAGTATTAGCTAATAATACTAAACATAAACAAGATATTAAAATAGGATATGAAGACTACAAAGAAATTTTTGAAGATATTAAAAGAGAATTCATATTCAGAATACATACTGTTGACAATACAATTCAAACATTGTTAGAAATTATAACAGCTGAAAATGCATTAAGACATGATTCTCTTATTGACGAAAAGAGAAAAAGTAAAAAACTTAAAGAAGAAATTAAATATCTAAAAGATCAAGTTAACATATTAAATAAATAAAAATGAAAAGAAAAACAGCTAAGAAAAAAGAGACTATAAAGGTTCTAGGGAAAGATTATAAAGTAGATAAAACTATAGCTAATACTATAAAATCTTTAGCAGATGCATTACATTCACATGAAATTGCTCTTTTGACATGGAATCATAAATCATATAAAAAGAGAAAGACAAAAGATAAGACTGGATTTGAAGAAGCATTACATGAATATGTTCTTAGAATACCAGAAGCAGAGAAAATCTTAAAAAGAATGGAGGAACATGATGAGGAGTCAAAAAAATAGTTTATTTTTGTATTACTTTCTCGTTCGTAGTTTCATAGTACTTTGTTTTTGATTGCACTAACTCCTCTGATAGGGGGGGGGTTGGTGCTATATTTACTATTTATTATTATGAAAATATTAAAACACAATTTAACTCACGACAACTACTATCAAAATACAGATTATGTATCTAATAGTATGTTGAACAATCTAACTGGTAA